AGTATCACCGAATATCAAAATGAAATAGATTTAGCAAATGAAAAAGGCTATGATGCCGCTGAGAGTTATTACAATCAACAGATTCTTTTAAATAAAAAGAGAAGTAAGAATTTAACCGATGAAGCAAACGAACTTCAAAAGAAATTAAATGATGCAGTAAAATCTGGACGTATTAAAAAAGATTCTGAAGAATGGCGTAAATGGCAGACTCAGATTAAAAATGTTAAGAATGAAATCATTGCTACTGATAAAGAAATTCAATCTCTTCTGAATTCTATTCGTCAGATACGTTGGGATAAATTTGATCGTGGTCAAGATGAAATTGCCGACATGATTGATGAAGCCGAATTCTTAGGTAGTCTTATAAATGAAATAGACCTCTTTGATAAAGATACTGGTTTTGTCACTGATAAAGGCAAAGCGGCATTTGGTCTTGAGGCACAGAAATATGACCTTTATATTAAACAGGCTCAAAAATACGGCGAAGCTGTTAAAGAATTAAATACTGAGATAGCTAAAGACCCAAATAATAAAACATTAATTGATCAACGTAATACATGGTTAAAAGCACAGCGTGAAGCCATTGAAAATGCACATGCTGAAAAAGAAGCTATTGCTGATTTGATTGAAAAAGGGATTAAGAAACAGATTGAAGCAATGGAAGAATTGATTGATAAATATGAAAAAGCATTGGATACTGAAAAGGATCAGCAGAAATATGCTGACAGCATAGCTGAAAAACAAAAGAAAATCAATTCTTTACAGAAACAATTAAGGTCTATGGAAGGTGACGATTCTGAAGAAGGTGCTACTCGTAGACAGAAACTTAGAGATGAGTTAAAAGAAGCACAAAAAGATTTAGAAGAAGCTCAAGAAGATCAAAGAATTTCTGATATTAAAGATGCATTATCCGATATGCAGGAAAGATATGAAGAATTCCTGAATACAAAGTTAGAGGATATTGATGCACTTTTACAAGAAGTTGTTTCTGGAGTTAACCAATCGGGCGCTGATGTTTGTTCTACGATTCAAAATGTCGCTAAATCTGTTAATTATACAATTAGTAGTAATTTACAGGCAACATATAAAGATGTACAGAATCTGAGTGCAAATGTTGCCAATATAGCCAAACAAATTGGTGCGTTAGTCAGTGGAACATCTGATACCGAAGGAACTATTACTAATACATCTGCAACGACTGTCAAAAACACACCAACTCCTGATGTTCCCGAAAAAGTTGAAATGCCAACCGAACCTAAGAAGACAACTGGTTCAAGCGGATCAAGTGGTAAAAATGGTTTTATAAAAGAAAACGGAAAAACTTATTATTATAAAAATGATAAAAAGCAATCTGGTTGGCAAACTGTTGGTGGTAAGAAATATTATTTAAGCACTAAAGATAATAGCTTGCTTACTGGTGTACAAAAGATTGGTAATAATTATTATTTATTAGATAGTAAAACAGGTGAATTAAAAGATAAATACACTGGATTATACAAACAAAACGGTAGTACTTATTACTTTAAATCAGGTAATATTCAAACTGGATGGCAGTCTATGAAAGAAGGTAGACGTTACTTCAGTACTAAAACTGGTAAAATGCTTACAGGTATCCAAACAATTGGAAAAGATAATTATTATTTTAATTCCAATGGTATACTGCAAGTAGGCAAATTTAATGTTGGCGATTACAGTTATGAAACCGATAAAGATGGTAGGATTAAGAAAAAGACCCGTAGAACTGGTGGTGTTCCCGCAATAAAAGGTAGTACGATTAAAGATACATCGTCTACTAAACTTTCGGGCGTTGGTATAAAAGGACTTGCTTCTGGAGCCAAAAAGGTTTCAAAATCAGACTTATATGAAGTTGATGAAAAAGGCAATGAAGTCTTTATTAATAAACAGGGCAAAATTTATACACGTCTTGAAAAAGGTGCTACTGTTTTGCCCCATGATGCGGCAATTAATCTTCTTAAAGGCATGAGTAATCCTGTTGAATTTATTGCCAGTCATATGGATATGCGTCCTAATAAAAATATTACTACTAATAATACAACTGGAGATACTGTTAATTATATCACATTTAAGATGGATGGAGTTACGAATTATGCAGAATTTATGCGTGAAGCACAACGTGATCCTAATTTTACCAAATATATTCAAGAAATATCTATTGGTAAGTTAAATGGTAATAATTCTCTTAAAGGCAATTCTATTCGTTTTAGATAATATTATTTACAATGGGCACCTGTAAAAGGGTGCTCATTGTTTTAAAGGAGATATAAAAATGGATAAAAAAGATATATTTCAGGAGTACATGGAAAAGCTAAAACAATGTGATGAAATAATTAAAGATAATCAAAAAATTGCTCGACAATTGAGAGCAGAATTAAAAGAAGTTGAAGATTTAAAACAGCAACTTCAACAATTGATAGAGTTAAACTCGCAATAAAATGAAAGGTGGTGCTATGAGTTGAGTGTAACAAATTTTATGTATGATGGTATTAGCTTGCATAATTTTAATAATGGTAAATATATTATGGCAAACTTTACCACAGGTAATGTTCCAACGGAAGGACAGAGAAATATCGCACAAACACCATTATTTTCAGGTAAGGAACAGCCCTTTTTATATCAGAATTACTCCTCTACTCTTTCATTTATTATTACAATTATAAAAAATCCTTGTATGGATGAAAATATTTATTTTAGCGTAGAGGATATAGAAGAATTGAAAAGATGGTTATGCAGACCAGCACCACATGTTTTTCGATTGATAGAATCCCAATATAGTGATGTATTTTGGGAAGGAACATTTAATCTTACAGAAGAGGTCGCTGGATCAAATCGTATAGGTGTAACTATAAATTTTATAAGTACCCGACCTTATGCGCTTCAAAATGATGTGCAATTCTATGGAACAGTTGACGGTGGAGATTCGATAACAATTAATGACCTCTCTGTGGAACAAGGATTTTTATATCCTGATATGGAGATTGTTTGTTTAGAAAGTGGTAATTTAGAAATACATAACGATTTTGAAAATAGAACTACCATTGTTAAAAATTGTGAAGCTAATGAAGAAATTACTTTTTCTAAATATTTACAAATTTCTTCCTCTAATGAAAATCATGATGTTTACAATGATTTTAATTATCAATTTTTCAGGATATGTAATAATTATGAAATGAATGAAAACGTGGTCACCTTTTCTAAACCATGTAGATATTCCATTGTATATAATCCAATAAGAAAGGTGATCCCGATATGAATAGATAAGGAAGGAGGGAAAAATGAATAGAATAGAACAAGATTCAGCACGACAACCCATTATTCCCTCATGTATTCTTGCAAATAAAAGTGGGCAAAAATTAGGGGTTGTTTTAATAGATGAGCAAACCTTAACAGTGAAAGTATCTTTAGAAGATAGCCATATATTACTATCTGAAATGTCGTGCGATGTACATAAATATATCAATACTTTTAAAAATCCATTATGGGACAAAATAAAAAATTTTAAATTATTATACATACCAATTTATGTACCTCATATTAAATCTAAAGGTTTATGGTATGAAATTACAGTAACCATTGATGAAAATGACGAGACCGTAAAACATTTAACAGGGACATTGGCGCAATATGCTGAATTAAATCAGTCTAAAAATTTTGAAATAGAGATTCGTACAGAAGAAGACATTGATAGAGATGATTATGAAGACACAGTTTTTTATAATCCTGATAATCCGCAAGCTTCTATTGTAGACAGAATATTACATGATAAAGCTAGACATTATTCTGTTTTTCATGTGGACGATACTTTAAAAGATTTAAAAAGAACCTTCTCATTTGATAATAATGAAGTAATCGCTTGTTTAAAAGAACTTGCAGAAGAAGTTGATTGTATTATTACATTTGGCGAGTCTCAACAAGCTGATGATATTTTTAAAAGAACAATTTCTTTTTATGATGCCAAAGATTATTGTCCTGAATGTAAAAAACGTGGAGATTTTTCTAATGGATGTACTAATCCAGATTGTACGCATAGTCTTAAAATAATTCCACGTTATGGTAAAGACAGCGGGATTTTCGTTAATAAAGATAACTTGGGCGAAAATATAAATTTATCTATAGATACAGACAATATTAAAAATTGTTTCCGATTGAGTGCGGGTGACGATGATATGACTGCCGCTATTGTTAATTGTAATCCGTCTGGATCAAGATATATATGGCATTTTACTGACGAAATGAAAGAAGATATGTCACCAGAATTAAAACAAAAAATAAATGAATATGAAACTTTATATAAGGAATATTATTATTCTTACCTATTTAATGGTTTAACAAATGATGATATCTCAACTTATAATACATTAGCATCAGCATATCAAGATTATTCTAAAGAAGAATTAATTAATTTCACATATCCTATAACAGGATACTCTAATTTAACACTAGCATATTACTACGCTCTTTATTTGGAAACATTCTTAGATAATGTGATGATGCCTTATTCACCTGAAGTGGTGGATACAACTGCTATCGAACAGTTGTCTTTATATAAAGAAACAAAAATTGGCGTGCGTGCTTTATCCTCAATGAATGAGGCTACTTCGGCTAATGAAGTAAAAGAATCAGTAAAATTATATGTCGATACATCACGTTATTCCATACAAGTTGAAACCAATTCCTATGTGGATCACAGTTGGTTTGGAACAATCACATTAACATCCTTAACTGATGAAGAAGATACAGCTACTGAACAAAAAACCATTACTTTTACAGAAGCTACAGGCGATTATATAAAAGGACAAGTAGAAAAATTTGTTAAAAAAAAGGAAGCTTTATTAAGTGGTATTGTTAATCTTTTAAAAGCTGATAATACCACCTTTGCAGAAGAAGTCCCTAAATATAATCTCACCGCTCTTTCCAATATTTCTCAGACTATTAATGCTGTTTTAAATATTTTAGATGATGCAGGAATTACAGAGCAATCTCAACCAGATGTATATGATGAAATATATACACCATATGTAGAGAAATTAGATATAGTTAATTCTGAAATAACTATTAAAGAAAATGAAGTTAAAGCTCTTAAAGGTATAATCAAAAAGATAAATGTTCAACAAAAAAATGTCAATAATATTTTAAATTTAGAAACTTATCTTGGAGAGGAATTGTGGTTGGAATTATTAGCATTTCGAAGAGAAGACGAACAAGAAAATAACAATTTTATCAGTGATGGATTAACAGATGTTGAACTGATCCAAAATGCAATGGAATTTTTTGAACGGGCAAACGAAAATATTGCTAAACAATGTGAATCCCAATATACGATTTCTTGCACATTAAAAGATTTATTACTTTTATCTCCTGAAGTATATGAGTCTAAAATAAATGATTTTGATGTGGGTAATTGGTTGCGTATTGAAGTAGATGACAAAATTTATAAATTACGATTAGTAAGTTATCAAATAAATTTTGGAGCATTAAATAATATACAAGTTGAATTTAGTGACGTAAAAACAACCAATGATTTCTTTTCTACTTTTGCTAATATGCGAAAAGCTACAAGAAATAATAGAAAGACTTTATCTGATGTGTCTAAAAAAGTAGACGCCTCTGATGAAACTATTAATATTGTTAAACAGATTTCTCAAATCACACAAGGGGGAAACAATCAATATATTGCAACAATAAACTATGATGCCGTTATGGTAAATGATGACCAGTCTTTAGAAGATTATTTGTCTAAATTGTCTAAAGAAATTAATGGTTCATTATTAATTACTCTTACCAATGAATTTCAAGCTGTTTCTACAGATGAAGACGGAGAAAATGGTGATTATAGTGATTGCTATACTGATGTTTTATTATATTATGGTACAAATAATATTACAGATGACTCCACTGTGATATGGAATGTCAGTATCCCCTCAAATATCACAGGAGAATGGAATGGCAAAACGCATCGTATTACTGTGCGTAATGTTACTGGTAATTACGGAATTGTGGAAGTCAGGGCAACATATAAAGATTTAGAGGTTCGAAAAAATTTTGCAATCAAAAAGATAAAGGCGGCTTCCTCTCCTATCACCGTGGAAATTACATCCAGTGCAGGAAATATTTTTAAAAATAGAGGTATTAACACTACTCTTACAGCAACTGTTAAAAGAGGTAATAAAGATATAAGTGATACTGTCACAAACTTTCATTGGATTAAATATGACAAAGATGGAAATTTAGACCCCAATTGGAGTCGATTAAATACACGGATTATTACTCTTACTTCAACAGATTTGTTAAGTAAAGCAATATTCACATGTGAAGTATCAATTGATTAAGAAAGGAATAAAAAACTATGGCACAAGTTACATATGGTTCAATAACATTGGTAGACCTTACTGATGTTGGGCAATTATCTGTATATCCCACAAGTAATATGCCCCTATCTATTGTATATGATCCAGACCAAAATAGTTACACTCCAAACTGGGGAACTTCTACAACAAATTTAGTTTTGACACCTGTTATTTATTACAATAATACAACCTTAACTTCAACTACAGAAGGAGTAACTATTACATGGAGAAGACGAGAAGGGTCTGGAAATATTACAGCTTTAACTACTGGAGAAGCAAAACAAACAAATGGTTCACTTAAAGTAAGTGCTAACAAATTTACTCCAGATTCATCGATGATAAGTTATATAGTCACGGTAGAATACTTAGAACCTGAAATTAAACGAACATTAACCGCAGAAGGACAAATTACTTTTAGCCTTGTAAAATTAGCATCTTCTGCAAAAACGTGTATTATTTCTGGTGATACAGTATTTAAATATAATACAAACTCTACTCTTGTAAGTAACTCAGAGATTGTGTTAACTGCAAAAACAAATAACGTTTCTATTCAACAATGGGAATATAAAAATGCAGACGGAAACTGGGTTCAAATTCCAAATTCTGGTACTGAAGAGACATTAACAGTAAGCGCATCTGACAGTATTTTTGTAAATGATGTGGCAACTATTCAAGTAATCACAAATGACGAAAATGTTTATGATATTCACTGTATTACTAAATTAAGAGACGGTGCGGCTGGTGATAAGGCAGTAAGTGCTGTTCTTACAAATGAAAACCAAATGATTCCTTGTGATTCAACAGGGACACCTATGAGTGGTGCTTTTGATGAAGCTACATCTCAAATCATTATTTATAATGGCGGTCTTGATGATACCATTAATTGGAACATTACAGTTGTAGGAACGAATGTTACTATAACCACTTCTACCACTACAAAAGCTAATGACACTGTAACAGTTACAGATTTGACCAGTGCAACAGGTAGCGTAACTTTTACATGCAAAAGAAGCGGATATGATGATATTGTTAAGAATTTTTCATTGATAAAAGTTACAGCAGGTAAAAATGGTACAACACCTGTAATTTATTCTTTGGCATGTGCTTCTGTTGCTGTTAATAAAACTACACCTTCTGACGGTACTCCGGTAACTTATACACCTGCATCAATAAAAATAACAAGTTATAGTCAAACTGGTACAAATGCTCGTGCTCAATACGCAGGTCGTTTTAAAATTACTTCTGGTTCGACTACAATTTATACATCTACAGCAAACGAGAAAACACATACTATTACATCAACTGATATTGCATCAGCGGCGGCAAATGGTTATATGACAGTAAATTTGTATAAAGCAGGTGGTACATCCACACTCTTTGATACACAGACAATTGTTATTACAGCCGATGGTGCAAAAGGCGAACAGGGTGACGAGGGTGAAGCGGGTGCCGATGCTATTAATGTGGTTATTGGCAATTATGCAGATGTAATTCCATGCACCTCTAACAATTACATCCAAAAAGAATTTCCTGTTGATATTCCCTTTACAGCTTATGAAGGAACCACACAAATACCCTGTTCTGCAAGTGCGCCAACTTTATTCGGTGTCACTGCAACTGGTAATGATTCTACAGCAAGCGTAATAGGTCATGTTAGATATACTTTAGGTACAAATATACAAGTAACTAATCCATCAGGAACGGTTACCATTACTTTTACTGTAACAACGGTTTCTGGCACTGAAAAACAAATCACTCAAAATTATACTTGGACACGCAGTACGGCGGCAACTAATGGTGTTAATGCTAAATTGTTTGAATTGTACACTGTTGGTGGTGATGTATTTACAAGTAGAGAATCTCAAGACATTACTATTATAGGACGTTTAATGGATGGTTCACAAGATAAAACATCTTCTGCTACTAACTGGACATGGGCAAAATGGCAAAATGGTGCATATACTACGTTATCTACTACAACAGGGAAATATACAGTAAATGGTTCTCAATTAACAGTTAATAATTCAGCGGTTGAAGGTTTTGCTTCCTTTAGAGCTACGTGTAAATATAGTGATGTTACTTATACCGCATATTATTCATTAATAGATAAACTTGATCCTATTCAAGCGGCGGCTTTTTGTTCATTAGGGGAACAAATTGTTAATGGTCAGGGTATTGGTGCATTTTATGTTATTGTGACAGATACTGGCACAGGACAAGAATTAGATCCGCTTAAATCCGATAGGTTTTTAACAGCGGCACCCAGTAATCCGACAACAGGTGATTTTTATTATCATCTTAATTCTACCAACAAAACTGTCACTTTAAAAAAATATAATGGTAGTGCATGGGCTAATGCAGGAACTGCTGATTTGCCCAAAGGTACATATACATGGACATTCCGTGATTCAAGCGGAAATGCTACTACATTTAATGGTTCAACAGAAGCTTCAGGTAAAGTAATTTATGTAGACGGAACACTGGTTTCAAAGAAAATAATTGCAGATGTAAAAGCTCAAATTTGATAGTTGTATTAGTATTTAAAATGCTGATACAACTATCAGCATTTTATGGAAGAAAGGGAGAAATTTATGATAACTTATGGTTCAACAACTCTTACTTCTTATAATACTATAACAAAAATAGAAGTATATTATTATAAATCAACAAGTGCCACGAGTCTTAGTGGTGGTTCGTGGTCTACTACAAAACCCACATGGGAAAATGGTAAATATATTTGGCAAAAAATAAGAACAACATATGAAGGCAAACTTGAAAACGGACAATATTATTCTGAATCTGATCCTGTTAATATTACAGGTCAGCAAGGTCAACAAGGTGAAACAGGTGCATCTGCTTATTCTTATAAATTAAATGCGTCTGATACGATTATTTCAGTGTCTAAAAATGGGACATATTCTACAAATAGTATTACATTTTCTGCAACATCTAAACAGGGCAATGAAGATATTAATCCTTATGAGGGCAGATTTAAAATTGAAACAACAATGGACGGAATTACATGGACTATACAATATACATCAAGTGCAGATGAATCGTCTAAAATTTTTACAATTCCTAGTGATATATCCAATATAAGATGTTCATTATATCAGGCAGGTGGAACGACAGTTTTATTAGATATTACAAGTGTATCTATTGTCAGAGATGGTATTGATGGAGCACTATATCCTAATTTAAGTCCATTCTTTTCACATGATTTAACAGATGTATATAATGCAGAAACAAATCCAAATGGTTATTGGATAGAATATAGTTCTTATGGGTGGACAAAAAATTCTAATTTTACTTTTACTCAACTTGAAGACGGTTGGTTACATGTTCATATAGATAATAGTTCTGGAACGTCTGTTATAAGGAATGATTGTTGTATATCTAGATATAATCCTTCAATAAAAAAAGGAACAATATATACTTTTTTAACAGAATTTCGTAATAATCAAAGTACAGGATTAGATGCAACCTCAAATTTTTATTTGGTACAGCAAGGTGGAGACAGATCAGTACAATTTTGGGGAATAAATACAACAATAGCTCCCTCTGTAAAACTTGAAGGAATAGGAGGACTTTCTATAAGAGTAATAGATATTCCTTCAGATGGAAGCTACGCAATTGCAAGAGGTACTAAATATTCTGAACCCGAAGATTCTTCATCTCATTGGACTACAGAAGATGCAATGGCTACTTTTACTTTTCGTGCAAATGCAGGAGCAGTAATTGATTATGATATAAGATTAAGCATGTACGAAGGAGAATACTGGGGCAATTATGTTCCTTATATTATTAGTGACGTAACAGATATAAGAAATTCTGCGGAAATGGCTAATAATAAGATTGATAATCTTGAAATTGGTGGTAGAAATTTACTTCGGTTTAGTGAAAATATGAATAATTGGAAATTAGGTACAAATTCTTCTATTGTCGATGGAGAAGTTACGGTTATTGGTTCTTCATCTAATTGGGATGGAAGAGTAAATACTTTAAAAATGGATTTAGATTTGTTAGATGGAGAAACAAAATATCTTTTATCCTTTGATTATAAATCAACAGAAGATATAACTCCTTGGATTGAAATTGCAGGTACATCTAAAAATATAGATGAAAATGAGTATACAAGAACAAAATATGCTCATTGGATTAATACTAGTATTCTTCCTAGTTCTAATGGAGAGTGGAAAAGATTTATACTTCCTTCAAGAACTATATCTATTTCTGATTTAACAGAGGGATCTGGAGATGTAAATAGTTGGTATTTACAATTTTATAATCATAATAATACAACTGTTATTATAAAACGTTTTAAATTAGAACGAGGTAATAAAGCTACTGATTGGACGCCCGCACCAGAAGATGTTGAAAATTCAATTAAAACTTATGTAGAATCTATTCAATCTCAAGTAGATGGTATGGCAGAAATACATTATGGTACTGTAGCGCCTACATTAAGTAATGCACCATATACTTCATGGGGAGACACTGCAACTAGAGACATGCATGTTGATGATTTGTATTATAATACATTAACCGGTTATTGTTATAGATTTATTAAATCTGGTTCTACATATTCATGGACAAGAATTAAAGATAGTGATATTACTGCGGCAGCTACTGCGGCAAGTAATGCTAATACGGCTGCAGGAAATGCCCAAACTACAGCAAATAATGCTAATATATTGGCAGGACAAAAACGTAGAATATTTGTTGCTCAACCTACACCCCCTTATGAAGTTGGGGATTTATGGGTTGAAGGATCAAACGGTGATATTAAAAAATGTAAAACCGCAAGAGCAACAGGCAGTTATACTGCAAGTGATTGGGAATTAGCTTCTAAGTATACTGATGATACTCTTGCTAGTGAAGCAAATGATAAAATAGACAACCTAGAAATTGGTGGCAGGAATTTATTACCATTTAAAGATTGTTTAGTATCGACAGACT